ACTTGCGCGGCTCCTTGAACCGCTCGAGCGGGGTGTTGGGTTTGCCCCAGGGGAACAGGAACATGACGAACGCGCGCAGGTCGTCGGCCAGGGCGGGGTCCCATATCTCCGTCATCAGGGATTGCTCGCTCTTGGCGTCGTAAAGCTGCTTGGCCTTCGGCATCGTTTATGTTCCGTTTAGGTTTGTGAGGGCCGGAAAATTTCAAAATTTTTGCAGGTTCGGCCTCGAGATGGCCCCGGGTGGAGCTGCGCGCGGCCAACCTCGGCCCCACCCCCACCGGGCACCCCCCGGTCGTGAAAAAGGGGGACCCATCACCGGCAAAATGTGCTCAGTCGAATATGTCAGGGCGCTGGGGAATTGATTGCTTATCAACTGTGCGTGCAGGCTCAACGCTAGGCAGAGCCTCAAACTCGCCCTCGATGGGCGTGGGTAGGTCGCATATAGGTCGCAACGTGGCACGTGCGCGGGCTTCGGCCAGGGCGCCGCCGATGTCTAGGCGGTGCTCCAAGGTGATGTCGAGCTTGTCGCCGTACACCTTGGGGATGAGCTTGCTAGCGCGCCACTTGATGCCGTCCACAATGAGCCGTGCGCGGTTCACGTCAGGCTCGGTGCGCGCCACTTGGTCCATTTCATCCACCTGGCGATCGACTAGGATCGCGCGCGCACGTCGCACCGACAGCTCGAAAGCTGGCATGTCGGCGAGCCACTTCGTGTAGCGGTACTCCGTGACGCCGGCCAGCTTGCAAGCCCGCTCGATGCTCTGACCGCTTGCGATGAGCGTGCACACCTGCGCCTGCTCGGCGCTAAGTCCTTGATCTTCAAAGATGGATAGGCTGTGGCTATCGGTCATTGCGCGTCCATAGGTAAAAACAATCACCGCGGGTGTTGACACAGTGTCCGCAGCGTGGTCATTATAGCCTCACTGACCATGCAACGGAGAGAACACATGCACGCCAAACCTTTCATCACTACCGCAAAGTGCCCGGACGGCACGTATTACGGCGCTGCCTGGCGCGCGGACGGCACTCTGTTGCGCCTGTCCGCGCCGCTCGCTTCACGGTCGGCAGCGCGCCGCTTCGCAGCCGCTGCAATCCGCGAGGTGTCGCAAGCATGAACCGCCAAGCGATCCGCACGCCCTACCCTTTCCACCAGCACAACCCGCGCGCTCACGTCACATGCTGCCGGCCGCGCAAGCTGCCGCGCCGGTCCATGTGGCGGCGGCTGCAGGATGAGATCGCGCGGCTCTGCCGCTGAATTACTGCGTCCGCGATGCGGACATTCTGACAACGCACGAGAGGATAAGACCATGAGCGACCTTGAATTGAACGCCGATGTGATCGACGCCCGCGACATCATTGCCCGCGTCGAAGAACTGCGCGGCGAGCGTGACGCGCATAACGACAGTGAACAAAACGACTGGCACACAGAGCGCGAGATCGACGCCGACGAGCTGGCCAACCTGGAAGCGATCCTTTCCGATCTCGCCGGCAACGGAGGCGACGAACAGTGGGAAGGCGACTGGTACCCGGTGGAGCTTATCGCGGAGTGGCATTTCGAGGATTACGCGCGGGAGCTGGCGGAGGACGTTTGCGCCGATGCGGTCGCTAACGCCAGCTGGCCGCTGACCTGCATCGACTGGGAGCGCGCGGCGCGCGAGCTGCAGATGGATTACACGTCGACGGAAATCGACGGCCGCACGTATTGGTTCCGGTGAGGGAGAACGAAATGACCAAGAACGCCCATCTGATCGAGGCCCGGTTTCTGCCGGCGACCAACGCCCACGATTACCGCGTGCGCGTCTTCTCCCACCGCTTCCCGCGCGACAGCATCACGGAGGTCAGTGACGGGGAGAAGTACCGCGACGCGCTGGAACAAGCCCACGCCATGCTCGAAGCCTTGGGCTACACGATCGAATGCCAAGGTGAAGCCCGCCACGGCTACTTTTTCGTCGTGTCCGAATTCATCCCGCTTCGCGATGCGGCTGCCAAGTTGCGCAAGAGCCGCAAGAACGCCTGACCCTTGACACTGCCGCTTGCGGACCAGGCGGCAGGATCAAGGGCCAATGGTGGCCTGGAGGGTGGAGAAATGGCTGCGAAAATAGAAGAGGGTTCCCTCTGGCGGAGCAAAGGTTCCGAACTGCAAGTGGAGGTTGTGCGCGCGGATGACCGCGTCGTCTGGTACGTGATCCCGGCGTTTAACGGTCCGGTCGACTGCGCCCGCGCTGTTTGGGATGCGTCGATGGCGCCGCTCGCATGAACACCTGGACCGAAGCCCGCCGATTCATCGCCACAGCCGCACTGATCGACGCGGCAGTCATCCTCGCCCTTTGGGCGGTACACTGAGGGAGCACGAAATGGACAACCAAAATTGGCGCGCACCTGCCGTGCCTGAAGATGAAGCCATCCTGTTCGACGAGCCCGGGCGCGTGTTGACCCACAAGCGCGCGCCGGAATCGAAGGGCACGCCGGTTTGCTACCGCGCGTATCACTACCGTGTGACGAAGCCGGAGTTCGGGCAGTGCTGTTTGCGCGTGAAGCACGGCGGGGGTGAAGAACGGATGCTCATCGGCCACCCAGACGATCCGATCGTCATGGCGCTCGCATCGCTAGACAGCGACGCGCGGTTTGCCGTGCTCCACGCGCTGCGCGAGCAACGGCAGGACGGCGACCGCGACGGTAGCGCACGCACGCGCGGCCAATACGCGCAGGCGCTTGTTGACGGCCGGCTGATGAAGCGCAAGGTGCGCGGTCGCGCGGAGGTCAAAGTGTGGATAGAGCCGGTCAAGGCGGCGCACACGCAGGCCGCGGTGAACGGCTGACCCCACAAACATAATTCTCCCGCCCCACCAACCCGGCCACGTGCCGGGTTTTTCTTGGGCGGCGTTCGGACAGCCGATCAGCCAGACAAATGTCGAAAAATAAACGGGCCGTCAATTAAGTGTGGACGTTTTGACAACATCAGGTAAAATAACAGTCGTAGCGAACGGCTACGCCAAGGAAGCCCTCTCGTGGAAAAGCCACAGACCGTAACCGTCGGCAAGCGCACGCGCCTTGTCGGCACGCAGATCGACGTCCTCTGCTACCTAGCCAGCAAGTACGGCCCGCTCGACGCATGGAACGCCGAGCAGCGGTGGCTGCAGGAATACCCCACCGTGGACCGGCCGTGCTCCCTGGCGAGCATGTTCCGGCCAGCCGTGGCAAAAGGCCGGATGGTCAAAGTCGGCCGCGGCATCTACGCGGTGCCGTAAGCGCGGCCCGAGCACTCGCGCGCCAACCAGGCCCCGGCACGTCCGGGGCTTTTTTTATTGCCAGCGGGCGGCGGAAAAACAGGCGATCGGCTACCTCTATTCTATACTTTCTTAGAATCAAGAATAAGAAATAGAGGGTAGAAACCGTTGTGCCGCAACGGTTCTGCTACGTTTCTGCCAATTCTGCCTTTTATCGCCAGTTGCTGTGGCCGGAGCCAGGGTAACGGGGAACACACGCACTGGACGTCGCACAACCGTTAGCCTTCGATTCCCACCGCAACTCAAAACCGGACGTAGAACGGAGAATTCGCAGAATAGCCACCTAAATCAGCCACTTGCGTTTCTAAGCCCTGTTTCGTCTTCTGCGATTCGCAGAAGCCCCGCCCTACCGCTCCAACCCCACCACCGGGATCACGCCCACGACTTCCACGTCGTTCTCCCGGCCGCCGAAGCCGAACACCGGCCCCAGGTCATAGCGCCCTTTGGCGAACGAGGGCCGGATCTTCCGCACCAGCAACTGCCCACTGGCCGTCTGCACGATTCCCGCATCCATACCCTCGCCCACCGTGGCCGAAACCTCACCAGGCGCGCACAGCACGCGCCAGCCGGCCAGGAAGGGGTCACCCTCGATGGTCAGGGCCACGACCGCGGCCGATGCACTGGCCCGGGTGGGTGTGAACACTACCGAGCCGTCTGCCGCGTCCACCCGCCCGCCCACCGGCGCGGCGCCACCCTTGGCCACCAGCTTGACCGTGGCCGCGGGAGCCCCACCGGGCGCCTGCAGCTTCACGCCGGCATGGGCCAGCACGTCGGCGACGTCCACGCCCATGATGCCCGCCATGCGCTGCGCCTCATCCAACTGAAGCCGACGCTTGCCCTTGAGCGTGCGCAGGAACGATGAGGGGTCAATCC